TTCAACTGCACCTCGACCCGGTACACGGTGGCGTCACGGAGCAGAAAGTCGAGCTCGAGCTCCGTATCCGAGCTCTGAACCCACCCCGTCGAAAACGCCACGTCGCCGGTCTCGGCGTACAACAGGCGCACCCGGTACGCCGACTGAGTCTTCCCGTCGTCGTCGAACGACCACTTCACCGTCAAGCCAGACGGGGACGTAATCAGGTCGCCGTCCTCCGGCTCCACGATCGTGCACTGCGGGTCCCCCCACGCCATCGTCACCGGCGACGAATCCTCAGCCTGATAACGGGCCTTCTCGCCGTCGCCGATCCGGACCGGACCACGCACAAACACCCGCCACGTCACATCGTCCGAATCGTGCGGAACCCCCTCGGCGTCGACATCCACGTCGAACGACCCATCGTCGCCCTCAAGCCACCCAGAGTCGAAGTAGACCGTCTCGCCGTCGTCGGAGCAGGCGACCACCCGGAACCACTCCTGCGGGTCGCCCTGCGCCTGCGAATACGCCCAGACGACAGGCAGCACAGGACCGCCCGTCGACACCGTCCCCGACGGGGCGGACACGGCGACAGTGGGCGGGTCGTGGAGGATGCCGCCGGCGAGCGGCCACACCCCGAGAGCGGAAGCGCCGATAGCGATCATCAGATACGGGACTCCCTAGCTGGTGCGGAACGCACGGACGTAGAGGAAAACGGTCGGGAGCACGACGCCTCCTGCAGATGCGTTGCCGCGGAGGGTGATCGTGCGGTTGCCGGTGGTGGTGATGCCGGAGCGGAATGAGGCGGCGGCGACGGCACCGGCACCGTCTCCGCCGCTTCCGATTTCGTAGTCGAATGTCTTGTCGTCGGTGCCGTCGATGCGGACTCTCAGGGTGAGAATCTTCGTGCCAGCCCCGAGGAACATGGCGGTGGCCTGGGCGAAGGCGACACAATTCCAACTGGACCAGGTGCTCGGAATGTTGAGAGTGACGGTGGCGAGGTTGCCGGCGCTGGTGGGGACGTCGACGGCTGCCTCTACAGTGGCGCCGCTCCGTTCGAAAGCGGAAATGGCGTTCCCGGCGATCTTGGAGGCGATGACCGCCCCGTCGGCGATCCTAGAGAACGTGACCGCTCCCACGGCGAGCTTCGGGCCGGTGACCGCGTTGCTTGCGATCTTGTCGGTGGTGACGTGGCCGTCGCCGATCTGCGCCGCACCCACCGCGCCGTCGGCGAGGCGGCTTCTTATCACCGCACCCTCGCCGATCTGCGCCGACGTCACCGCACCGGCGGCGATCTTGGGGGTGGTGACCGCTCCCGCGGCGATCTTCTCCGCGGTCACCTCGCCGTCCGCCAACTTCAAGTCCTCGAGAGCGGTGGCGGTCACCGCCGCCACCGCCACCGTCCCAGACACGTGCTCACGGGCCACCGTGCCCTCCCGAGCCCGCACCACCGTCGCCTCATCCGACCCCGACGAATGAGCCGTCACCCACACGACCTCCGGGGCGCCATCCACCTCCTGCGGATCCAACGTCAACGCCACGAACTCCGGGTCCGCCACCTTCGGCAACGAAGCCAAGAACGTCCCCTTCAGCTTGGTGCCGGCGACAGTCAGCGTCTCCGACAGAACACCGGCAGCGAAATCAACAAAAACTCGTTCAGTAGCAGCCATCAGTAAGTCGCCATCCTCTTGTACGGTCGATGCTTCGGATAGTCGTAAGTCGCCCGGACCTCATCGAGGCGCCGGTAGAACTCCAACCACAAGTCACGGAGGAGCCGCAAGTTCACGCCCTGGCGGATCGCCTGCTCCTGGTTCCACTCCTCGATCTTCGTGACATCCCCACGGGCCACCTCCCGGCGCCCAAGCGAATACGCCACCGCCCACAGAACAGGCAGGTCTTCCCCGCCCACCGGCAACGCCACCGTGGCGCCAGAAGGGTCCCATGGAACCTGATAGTCGACGATCAGGTCGTCGGACACGTTCACGTAATGCGGCACCCGCAGAGCCGCCCCCGTCGACACCAGCGACAACGGCAGATTGTCCTCGAAGTACCAGCCGCCCACGTCGACGATCCGGCCCGTCATGTCCTCGATGCGGCGGACACGCAGCACCCGCATCGTGTCAGCCGGCATCTCCACCCACTGACCCGACGGCGACCTCTGCATCACCGCCGACGTCACATACGGCAAGTACCGGTTGAACACAGCCGAGATCGCCCGACGGATCCGGCGCTCCGTGTCGTGGATCGACCACGTCGGATTCTTCGTCAACCTCGTCGTCGTCGGATGCCCGCCGTCCGCCGCCTTGCCGGCGTACGACCGGGCCACCGTCAACACCGGATCCTCGTCGTCGGTCTTCGCCGTGACGATCATGATCTCACCGTCCGGCGCCTCCAGCCGGTCCGTCACATTCACATGCGTGGCGTCCACCAGCGTCAACGTCTTATCGGCGGCGTTGTCCAACGCCGTGGCACCGACCGTCACCTGCAACGGACGGACAGTCTCCCCGTACAAAACGTCGATGGCCTCGGCGACGAGGTCCTCGACAGCGACATCAACGAAAGCGGCCATCACCTACCGCCCCTCACTCCTGAAAGAAGAAGCCCCCGCCGGAGCGGGGGCTTCTTCTCCTCGCCGTAAACGAGGGGGCTAGAGGGTGGTCAGCTATCGATCACGGGACCGGCGCCCACCGCCTCGCCACGGATGTTGTCCGGGGAGACCAGCGAGATCGCCAGCCCGACGGCATCGTCGTCGCCGCTCTCAGTGATGTTCACCACCGCCCGCATGTAGCGGTGATACGACGCCACCTCGAGCACCGCCGACGTGTTGTCGTCGGTGGGGCCGAAGGCACCGAAGCGGCCGAGCCGAACGATCGCGTCCGGGTCGCCATCGGCGTCTTCAGCATCGGCGGCCTGGATCTCGATGTCAATGTCACTGACATCCGCACCGATCGCACCGAGCTCGAGCAGAACCTGCACGGCACCGGGCCACGGAACTTCCTTCCAATCACCCGTGGTCGCGGCGACACCGTCGATCGTGGCCTTCGCCGACGCCGAACCCATCAGGTACGGGCCGAGAGCGTCACGGACAGGAACGCCGGGACCGGGGGTCAGACTTGACTGCGCCATTTACCTCACCTCCAATCAGGCGTTCGTGATTCCGCCGAGGCGGACGACCGAGTACGGGTTGTAGATCGCCAGGCCCGGGTACCACTCGACACGGCCGAGGTGGCCCGGCTTGGCTTCCTGCTCACCGAAGTCCTTGACGTCCATCGACCCGCCGGCGCCGGAGAGACCGCACACGTTCTCTTCCTCGCCGAAAGCGATGACATACAGGGACGTGGTGTCGCCGTCCTGGTCGCCCGACGGGTTCTCGGTGAACCCGAGGATCTCGTTGCCGTCCTTGTCGTCGCCGATGATCCGCATGGGAGCACCGTTGTACGAAGACACCTGCCGGCCGAAGACGTCGGTGCCGACGTCGATCAACGAGAACCCGGTGTAGGTGCTGTGGGCGAGATCGGTGATCTTGCGGCGCACCTTACGGTTCAGCAGGATGGCATCCGGGGTGGACTGGGCACGCATCGCATCGAAGGCGTCGTCCAGCTTGGCGAGCGACAAAGCGGCGCCCGTGGACGAAGTCTCGAGGTGCTGGCCGAGGCCCTCAGCGATCAGGGCGTTCAGGCCCTTGAAGTCCTTGGCCTGGCCGGTGCCGTGGAAGAACGTCTTGTCGAACGTTCGGGACATTGACTTGGCGAACTTGGCGTACTGCCGAGCCTTGGCGTTGACCTTGTTGGCCTTCACCCGGAGGATGAAGTTGTCGATCTCGACTTCGCCACCAAGGATGGCAACACCGAAGAACCGCTTCGTGTCGGTTCCCCAGCTCTTCGTGTACGTCTCGTTCACATGCCGGAACTGGACGTCCGGGAGGGTGGCCTCGACGTCCACCTCGATGGCGTTGCCCTCGAAGGGGACGAAGGGGAGCATCTCCAGAATGGGAGACTCCTGAACGAGGGTCTCGACGACGCCCCGCTTCAGCATGTTGTCCGAGTACTTGTTCGCCTCGAGAAGCGTAAGAGCTCCGGAAGGCATGGGTGTTTCCTTTGTGGGGTAGGGGATTTACGTTGTCAGGGTTAGCCGGGGGTGTTCGACAGAGCCGCCTCGATGGCGGCGACACCGTGGAGCTGATTCGGGTCGACCACCGGAGTCGGGCTCCCGCCCGCCTCGGTGACCTGCCGAAGAGCGCCGAACTGGTTTCCAGGCTCCGCCGCCTGAACCGGTTGACCGCCGAGCATCTTCTCGACAGCCTGGTCCAGGGCGTCGCCCTCCAGCCCTTGGCCGGCCAACAGTTGCCGTGCGACCTCACGCTTCTGGCCGAGCCGCTGCTCATGCAGCTCCTTGGCCCGGTCCTCAAGCTGGTCGACCGGCACGCCCGCCAGATCCTCGGGCTTCACCTCGCTGTAGCCATTCGCCAAAACCTTCTCCGTTTTCAGCGTGGCGAGCTCGGCTTCCTTGGCCCGCTTATCCGCAAGCGCCTCTTCCAAGATGCGCCGTAGGCCCTTGCCTCCCTCGGTCTGTTCGACCTTGTCGAGCTGTTCGAGGGTCTCGCTGTCAAGTGAGATGGGCATCTCGGTCTCCTACACCCGGTTCGGTTACACCCTCCGTGCCCCGGGGAAGCGGGAGGGGAGCTTCACTACTACGCCCCCAGCTCCTGAATAACGATGGGTTACGATGTCAGACGGCCCTTCCGACCTGTTCGAGCCGGCCGTCGTCGGACAACCTCTGCTGGAAAGCGCCCTGCTGCTGACCCAGCGACCGCTCAAAGCTCATCGCCCGCTGCAGCACCCGCTGAGCGTCGCCACGGGCCAAAAGGGCAGCATCCTCGAACATCTGCTGGTCGAACGAGTCCGCCAGCTTCGCCCGCTGCGCCATCGCATCGAGGGCGTTCTGCTTCTCGGCGAACGAACCGTACGCCCGCAACGCCTGCGCCCGGTCGATACCCGCCCGGCGCAGCTCCTCGATCCGCTCCTTCGTCGGCATCGCCAGCCCCGACTCCGTCGCCGCCGAACCGATCAAGGCGTACTCGAACGACGCCATCAGCTCGTCCAACGACAAAGACTTCGCCGCCTTGTCGCCGCCGGCGGTGAACAAGGCGCCCATCATCTCACGGGCGAAGTTCGGGTCGATAGCCTGAATCTCCGCCACCGCCTGCCCCGTCAGCATCCCCAGCTTCTGCATCCGGCCGAGAGCCGACACGACACGATTCAGGCCCCGCTCCGTCGCCCGGGTGATGAACTTCTCGTAGTCGAGCTTCTGGCCGGCCACCGTCTGGTTGTACGACGACCGCAGCTTCTCCCGGTACTCGTCCGACACCGTCGCCCGGTACAAGTCGTCCACCGTGATGTTCATCCCGGCGTACACGTAGAAGGCGTCGACGACGTCCTGGCCGGAACGCTCCAGCTCCTTATACACCCGGAAGCGCTGCTCGAGCTGCTCCGGGGTGATGCCCTGCGTAATCATCGACACGAAATCCAACGGGTCGTCGTTCTTCGGGTCGTAAGCGCCGTACGTGCGGAGCACCTGCCGGTACTTCTCCAGCTCGTTCAGGTACTCCGCCTCCGAAGCGAACCGGCGCTGCCCCCGGTTGTCGAACATGCCGGCGAACTGGCGCTTGTACTGGTCGGTCTGTTGCAGCCGGGCGTAGATCAGCTCCCACGGCTCGTCGTTGCGGATCGCAT